CAGTCTGACATATTTTACGACTACAATCAATGATACCATTATATTTGGGTACTTCACTGGAAAAACTTTGCATTTGTAATCTTTTTCTAATAAGGTCGGTTGGGTATGTAACCGTTAATGCTGTAACACCAGAAAATCCACCACATAAAAGTTTGAACATATTTTTATTATTTTCATAATCTTTAAAAATTTCTTTATATTTATGATAGCTCATAAAATTAATAGCATTCCATGGACCGAATCCCATCATACTCATTTTCATTCCACTATACAATTGACGAAATTTTAATTTTTTAAAAACATCAAATAAATTTTTATAATTTGATTTATTTTGTTGGAGGGATAAATGCGTACGTGCCGTTTCTAACGGATATATCGCACACATTGAAATAACACCACCAGTTCCACCGCTTAAAAAATTTATAAAATCTTTATTTTCAAAATACCTATTGTAATAATTCTTTGAATTTTCAAATATCGCAAAATTTGTGGCATATTGTGGGAAAACGCGAATACAATTTGTCATATTTCCTTTCCAAAGATGGCGAATACCTTCATTCTTAATAACTTGTCTAATTGTATTTCCTTTTAAATAATTATTTTGTCTCTGAAGTTTAAACAATTCTATTGGTCCTGTAGCTGTTCTAGATACAATCCCAGCTAATCCACCTATTAAAAAATCATTCATATAAAATATAATATTAATTTATTTCTATTATATTTTACTATCGAATATTAATTTCGCTGTTTCATATACTTTAAAATTGACAGCATTTACAATAACAGACCTTAAAGCACATACAGAATAACCCCGCCATAATTGTTTTTCTTTTACAGCTTGACGAATAGAAATATTTCTTGCCATTTGTCTCGTTCTAATTACATCTATTGGATATATTGAGGACCATCGAAAAAATCCGGCTATACCTCCCGCCACTAAAGGGTCCATTCCCATATTTTTACATGAATGATATGTACCAAAAAAAAAACTCATTCCGGGTACATCTCTACAAACAGTTGTTAATAGTCCATTCGTTTTATATAAATCTTTTAGTTTCAATGGTTGATTTACCTGCTGTTTTATTTTACCAACATCTAAACTATATATAATAGGACTTGCGATTAAACCAGCTAAACCACCTGATAAATAAATATTGTTAGTATATTTATAACTACGTTCACATACAGGATAAATTGTAGAGTTAATGATACTCGCTGAAAACATAGGAAATTTCCAACCTCGGTAAAGAGATGTTAATTTAAAATTATTCATGGAATTTTTATTTTGGTATAACACTTTTAAGGTATCAAAAGGATGGCCTACCGCAGTTTGAGCCATACCAACAAAAATACTGGAATAAAAATCCGACATCTTTTAATAAATTGATATAATAATATAAAATCTATTTATTATTATTAAGTATATGCATACATTGTATTTTGACGGAGCAAGTAGAGGTAATCCCGGTTTATCGTCTTTTGGTGGAGTTATATATGATGAAGATGGTCATGAAGAAATTAATTATAAAAAAAAACTGGGAATAGAAACAAATAATTACGCGGAATATAGCGGACTCCTAGCAGGATTGAAAGTATGTATTCAATATGACATTCGTTCTGTAAAAGTATATGGAGATTCAAAATTAGTTATTGAGCAATTAAAAGGCAATTGGAAAGTGAAAAGCGAGAATATAAAACCATTATATCAAGAAATAAAAAAGTTGTTAACACCTGAGCATTTTGATAAGATTACGTTTAGTCACGTAAGAAGGCATTTAAATAAGCGCGCCGACGAATTAGCAAATATGGCATTGGATTGTTGAATAAACTCATATTACAATATGTTTATTTTTCTTATTAAAAATCTATTTAAAAATAGCGTTATAATTTTATTAGGTAATGAGTATTAATAAAATTATAAAAGTCGATGTTGAAAATGACGATGATGAAGAGGAAATACAAATGACAAAAGACCAAAGAGATTTCATTATTAAAAAAAATACACAGGAGATAATGACTTATATTGAAACATATAATTATTTGGTGATTGATATGAAAAATAACGTTAAATTGTATAAATCTTTAAGAGATTTGGCAAAAGAACTAAACGTATCACCATCGGGAATTTCAAAAAAATTAAAATTATCAAATTATTGTACCGTAGTTCCTAAGAAAACGACAACAGTATATTATATTCATGATATTGCTAGCTAAACAAGTAACACAAACTCTGAAATTAATATAATATATATATATAATGTTTTCAAAAAATTTAAATCACATAAAAAATAAAAAAATGTATATTATTTTTTTATTTATAATATTTATTTTTGTAACACCAATTTATGATATGATTATGTATTACTTTAATACATTTGAAAGAACAATTACTATAAAATATGTATCACATTTTTTAAGATATTCATTAAAAAAAAGATATTTTAAAGATGAAAATGGTATAAAATATAAATGGGATAATAGTTTTTTATTTGGAAAACACAATGGTGTTGCTGAAGAAAAAAAACTTAAAGTTGGAAATCAGGTGAAAATTAAAGGATACGTATTAAATTATTTTGGTATACCATTCTTAAAAACGAATATAGTATATGATATTAGTTAAACAATGTGAGATTCAAATATATGATCCATATTTGCATTATTTTTAGTGACTTTCTTCACCTTTTCATTAGATTCATCCATTAACATAACACCCATAGCAGCATAATTGTGTAAGTCAATTAGTGTATCTCGCAATGATTCCGTATTTACCATTGTGACACCTTTCTCACTAACAGATAAAAGTCTTTGTATTTTATCCCCAAGTCTTACAATAACACCAACTGTACCATACGTTGCGAAGGAATCACCATAATCTTGATTTTTTTTACAAAATAAATCATATGCTTCTTTTTGTACGTTATTTAGCTGTTCAGGTCTATTCATTTTAGTATTATTCATCATAAAATTTTTATATCATTTAATTTTATAATGATTAAATCTCCATTTTTGTATTTTTTCAAGTTATTTAATACTCATCCAAATAAGTCTGGTATGAGTTATTTTCGCCATATGATATTATCTTTAAAATTTTCATTACTTTTATTCTGCTCTTCAATAAAAGCACTTTTACACGCATTATTCCCATTCATGTTTAAAACATCAACTACGGATGTAGTTAGTAAAATAAATAAAATGTTAATAGCATCGGGTTGTAAAAAAAAAGAAAAAGAAAAAGATAAGACTACTTACAATTTTGCTGTATAATGTTCCAACCGCGCTTTCTTGCTAGATATCGTTCGTAGCTACCATGTTTCTGGTCAACACCTTTACCATTACCATGAATTCTATTTGTCACACTTTTTTTATATCCCGAAGTATTACAGCATTTGGTTACTGATTGAACTTTATCACCCGGTCCACCAACATTTGTAACGCAATTATTACCATCGGCATCGTTTTGTCCTTGTGCTTCTTTTTGTCTAACCAAACCACCTAAAACAGCAAATGCTTTTTTTTCATCTAAAAAAGAAGATGATGTCATTCTTTGTGGGCGATTATTCTGTCTCAAATCTCTATAAACATCACTTTGTCCGTGACATTTTGTAACCGGTTTATTATCATTACAAACTGACATTATATATATATATAAACTAAAATAAATTGATAACATTTAATTTTTAAAAATTAATTATTATTGAAATGAGTGGATGCTGTGATAAGTGTAAAAAAAATGAAAAAAACAATGAAATACTTATGAAAAAGTTCGCTGAAATGGAAGAACGCTTGGCATCTCTTGAAAAAAAATATAAACGAAATCTTAAAAAAGTAAATGTATTACAGTGGTTGAATCAACATGGCAAGCAAATTAATGAAAAAGAATATAGATATTATGAAGAGTATTTTAAAAATTTAGATTGGATATCAATGCCATATCTTAAATTTATATGTCAAAAAGGTTATGAACAGGGTTATGGAAATATAATTTTGAATAAATTAAAAGAAAATATTTTTATTGCTTTTGAAAATAAAAAAAAGATATTTTACTTTAATGGTGAAAGGTGGAAAATATTTACAGAAGATAAATTGGAAGAAATGTTAAGAAAAATAAATCGTTATGTTATGGGTTTGTTTTTAGACTGGAATACCAATAAAAAACCACACCCCGATAAATATATGGTGTATTCTAAAAATGTCTTGGGTGGCGATACAGAAAAAAGAAGAAGACATTCTAGTAAAATTTATCATATGATATGGAGTAAACTAAAAGAAGACGCTAAAAAAAAATACAATATTAATCTGACTTTTTAAGTTTATTGTCATAAAATGTGACTAAATCTTTTAAAAAAGAATTTTTTTCTTTTTTGATAACATTATTATTATCATATTGTTCACAATTATGCTGCCATTGTTTATAGTGAATAGAAATCATTGATACTGCGTCACACATTTCATATGGACTATTATAACATTCCCTCATCTTTTTTTTTAAATTTTCACAATAAGCTTTTGACATAATATATTAAAATTAATGAATATAATTTTAATATTTAAAATATAGAAACTATTATCTTTTTCTTCTTGTACGTCTAGATTTCCTACGTCTAGATTTCCTACGTCTGGATTTCCTACGTCTGGATTTCCTACGTTTAGATTTCCTACGTCTAGATTTCCTCTTTTTTCGTGATTTTCTTCGTCTACCCCCCTTCAAAGACCATGAAAAAACAGGAGAATCAGCAGCAGCACCAGCAGCACCAACAGCACCAGTAGCACCAGCAGCACCAGTAGCACCAGACGCCGCTGATGCTTTTTTTGCTTTAAGTGCTGTCTTTTTTGCTTTAAGTGCTGTCTTTTTTGCTTTAAATGCTGCCTTTTTCGCCTTTTGTTGAGCTTTTTTAGCTTTAATAGATGCTTCAAAAACACCCAATAAACCCTTTTTCTCAGCAAATTTTAATCTGGGATCATATGTGAGTTGTGATATTTTCTCTTTATATGTAGCCAGTTGAGCATCTGTCATATTATCTAAAGCTTGTTCTCTTTCCAACGAACGTTGTCTTAACATACGCATTCGGGCTGGATTTGGCTTGCCATCGCGAAGGTGACTCACTGGTAAATATTTTGTTGTTACTCCACTATACATATGTCCAGCAGATGGGATAGCATGTAAGTCTCCGGCTAACATTGCTTCTCGAAATGTCTGTGGTGTAGAAATCTCATTGGGGGGCGAACATACAGCATTTACCACAATGGATTCTGTCAATTCCATTATTTTTCTTTTTAAAGGAATCCTCCCATTATTTTTACAACGTAATATTAGTTCCTCCCCATAACCCAAATTAACACTTGTCATATATATATATATATATACGTTAAAAAATAAAAAATATCAAATAATTATAAATTATAATGTCCAAAAATATTTGGTGTATTAGACATGGAACCGCATTACATAATACTTTATTTAGCCTTATCGGAAAAAGGGCATATACCGATAAAATTTATACTGATACCCCGTTGGTAGAAAATGGAGAAATTCAATCCAGAACACTTGGTGGTACATGGAAAGATATACATAAAATAGATGTTGTTTTTGCATCACCCTGTAAACGCACTTTACAAACAGCCACAAATATTTTTAAAAATACAACAAAAAAAATAATAGCTATAGACGAAATTACGGAATATCCACAATCAGTAGAATACTGTAATAAAAGAAAAAATAAAATAGAATTAAAAGAATTGTATCCTACTGTAGATTTTTCTATGTTAGATGAAGTTTCTCCTTATTGGATTGATGATACTGATGTTGAAGAATCAGAAAAAGAATGTTTAAATAGAGTAAGAATATTTAAAGAATTTTTAATTTCTAGACCAGAAAAAAATATATGTATTGTTAGTCATAGTTCCCTTTTGAAAGGGTTTATGTTTGGTAGATTACACAATTTAACACAAGAATTACGTTACTGTTATCCTTATAAGTTTACTTTATAGATATTTATTTACAAAATCATCCTTCGTGATTATTTTTATATTATCAAATTCCTGTGCCTTCTTAAGTTTACTACCCTTCGTATTTTTATCTTTAACAACCAGAAAGTTTAAATGCTTACTTACACTACTTGAAATCTGACCACCAATATCTCTGATTTTCATAGCAATACTATCGTCTCTGAAACCACTCATTAAAATCTTTTTATCGTACAATGGATGTGATTTATTAACTTTTTTCTTCTTGGGTTTTTCTTTTAGTTTATATTCAAGTTTATTTGTTTTCAGAAATTTTTTAAATTCGCGAATGTTTTTAACAAATTTCATTGCCGTTTTTTCCGCAAACCCATCGATATCTGAAACCATTTCGCGCTTTTCCTCACTTGACAATTTACTTTCAAGAATATCTGGATATTCTGCTAGAATTAGTTTAAATCTACTTTCGCCCATCCCGCGCCCAAATGTATTTGAAGCGTCCATTAACAATGACAATTCTACTTTACTAATTTGCTTTTTCATACTGGAATGAATTTTGTTTGCCATTTTTTCTTTAAAACCCGGAATTTCCAAGAAATCCTCAACTTCCATTTCAAGAATGCTACCAATTGTTTCATGTCCTGCATTAATAATCTTTTTCAAATTTCCTTCTTTTAAACCATCCACACTAATCGTTTTGAAAAATGCCAATGTCGTCTTATCCCTAACTGTTGAATCATTCATATCTTTCAAAATCAAATCAACTCGTGATTTATTCCATTTTACACCCATGTCTTCATCTGGCATTTTAGGTTCTTTTGATGGTTTAACAACCTTTAAAACTTTCGGAATAACATCGCCACTCCTAACAACCTGAATAACACTACCAACACCAATATTATTATCTACAATATATTTGGCATTGTGTGCTGTGGCATAAGTGATCTTTACTCCACCAATTTTAACGGGTCTCATTTTAATTTTAGGCTTCACATAACCATACTTTGTTTTTGACCACAACACGTCAATCACTATTGATTCAGCAACCTGATCATTCATTACCTTTTTAAACGCAAAAGCATGGTCTGGGTTACCCTTTGCCTTACGAGAATATTTTTTATCATCAATACAGATTACACCGTCAATGATGTAATCATATTTTTCTCGCCATTCCATTAAATATTTAGAAAGTATATCTTGGTTTATTTTTTTAAATGATTTATTAATAACCGTTTTAAATTTATTTTTTGATAGCATTTTATACTGCATACTGGGTTTCATTTCTGGTTTAATGATTTCATACGCTACAAAATCTAAATCACGCAATTTATCTTTATCCTTTAGATTTTTAGAATGTTGCTGACCAGAAGCAAATGACCTTTCGTTAGCATAATCCTTTTTATATTTTTTAAATTTTGTTTTTGTAATAATCAATTCACCTCTAACAACCATTTTATCTATCTTGGGTAGTTTTAAATATGGTAGAAGATATGAAATATCATGTCCCACTTGACCATTTCCTCTGCTATAAAGTTTTAATGTATCACCTTCTTTACAATATAGAGCACTCATACCATCCAACTTGGCTGAAATAACATAAGGACCTTTATACTTTTTCATCCAATTGTCCAAAACTTTTGTATCTGGTTTTATTTTATCCATGGACGCCATGTAGAAAGGTAGTTGTACTTTTTTATCATCGCCAACTTGAATTCCTTCATGACCTTTTTGTATAATTTCATTTTTAGGATATTTTTCCTCTGCCCAATCTCGCAAAACATCATATGTTTCATCTTGAAGAAGTGGTTTGTTTTTTCCATAATAATGATCATCAGCAATCTTAATCATATTTTCAATATCTTTTTCATTTAATGTTTTTAAAAAGCTTTCTCCTTTTTCTTGAAACGTTTTAAGATTCTTCTTACCATCACTTTTATGGGGCTTTTTTTTTAGTGCCTTTTTTTCAGTCACATTCTTGGTCGCCTTCTTGGTCACATTCTTGGTCGCCTTCTTGGTCGCCTTCTTGCCCACCTCCTCACCAGCACCTTCAATTAGCTTAAAACTATTTCCATCTTTTCTTTCATGTGGTTCTCTGTACTCTATTCCCAGAAACTCAAATACAGAACGCTCCGTCGGAAAATACTGTTCTAATCGGTCACCTTTCTTTTTATTTACCATATTATATATACCATGTTCGTTCATAGTATAGCCCATATCTAGTGCGCGTTTCCGCATAATTGTATTAAATATCTTACTTCCTGTAAAATACAACATGGCAAACGTAAATTCTTTTTTTGGTGTAAACATAAAATCAATTCTCCTTGCTGTACTTCTCCTCGATAGTCGTGAAATACCCAATGTTTTAACATTTCCCCGCGATAGAACCTCTATCAATATCTTTTTTTCAATAAGTTTATCAATAAATTTTTTATAAACACTATTGTTGTCATTACTATCGGTGATAATTATATCGATGTCGCCAGAATTTTTTGCTCCACGTCGCCAACTTCCAACAATCTGAAATGAACCTGTTTTGCTTTTAAGAGTACTAAAATATTTTTTAAGCATTATGGCATATTTATCTATTTCTTTCCTTGGAATTCTCTCCAGTATATCATCATAGTAACGCAACCCTTTTCGTTGAACATCGTTTAAAAGTTCATCTTTACGTTCCCGCAACTCCTCGATAGATTTAATATTTAAACCATTTGGGTCTGCGAGTTTCTTGGCGATTTTAGGTCCAATACCATAAACAGATGTAAACAAATGCCTGGGGTCATTTTTAGAGGACTCTATCTTTTCAACCTTACCTGTATCCAAAAATTCTTTAACTGATTTAATAACACTTCCACCCTTTCTAAAACCATTTTTCCCCACCAAACTTTTCGGCGAAGTAATCTCATCTGTTTCGAGCATAACGGTTTCTTTAGCTTTAGAGTAAGCTCTCGCTTTAAAAGGTTCTCCCTCAACATAAAATAGATTCTCCATATCTCCTAACATTTTAATGAGATTTGAATTAGACATTTTATTAATATAATGTAATGATTTATGATATTTATTATGGTCAATTTTTTTTTTCATTGTTTTATTTGCTTTGCTTCTATGCTTTTTTAAAGTATTTCTGGACGATAATTTCATATGTATATATATATATATGAAAAACGATTTAATATCAATAATTTTAATATTTCTTATATTTATTTTTTTAATTTGGGCTATAAAAGATAAAATTAATAATAATAAGTGGTTTATTGAAGGTATGGCTGGTAAAAGTAAAATTATATTGGCTGGCGACAATGTGTTGAATAATGTAGATTATGTTAAAAAGGGTAATATTCGCCATTTAATGGAAGAAAAAAGCGGTATAGTCATTGCCGAAACAGAAGCTACTTTAAATAATCTTAAAAGTCAATTACATAGAATACCAAATAAATTTAATAATACGGGTACTAAAATATTTATTTCCATTGGCGCGAACGACCTCTATAACCACTATAAAAATAACAATAATTTTGACTATAAATATATAGATGAAATGAATAATAAATATAAAGAAATTTTAAGCACATTTAAAAAAAAATACGATAAAGTTACACTGGTGCTTTGTGACACGTCGTTTGGCAGATTAGATAAAAAATTTGAAAATTTATTTAAAAAATGGAACGAAAAAATATATGAATACGGTGAAATTCATAATCATAAAATATTAAAATTAAGCAAAATATTAAATAAAAAATTAATAGAAAATAAGATAGAACCAAATGAAAAAGGCGGGAAAAAAATAGTTAATTCTATAATGAGACAAAAATATCAGTGATGTTTTAAATTCAACAGAAAATTTATATTTAATAGTTCAGATAAATCATTTGTTTTTATTTTAATGTAATTTTTTTTTTTTAAAGTTATTTTCATTTTTGGCAACTGTTTAATATTAACATATTTTATATTCATTATAAATATAAAATATATAATTATATTAGATATGGAACAAAATAGATTTTTAAAAATAATGAGTAGCTCATCTTCTTATAATAACATAAATGGTATTGAAGATAGTAAAGGAAAAAATATGTCTTTCGAAAAAATAAATGATCAACCCGGTATAGGTCAATTACAAATTAGAGATAATAATTATATAAAGAAATATATGTTTTCTGATAATCCAATATTAAATGAAATGCGAACTAGAAGAAAAAAACGAAAAACATTAAAAAAACGACTTGAGAGGTTCTTAATTCCATCACGAAAAATAAAAAAAAAGAATAAAATTAAAAAAAACACCAAAAAGCGAAAACCAAAAAAGAAAACAATAAAAATAAACAATAAAAAGAAAAACAACAAAAAGAAAAACAACAAAAAATCAAAAAATAAACAAAAATAACTACTTCTTGTAAACAGCTTTTATAATAACCGAATCATTCTTATAAAGAGTCTTTTCTTTTTTTTTCTGTAAATACTCTTTAGCTTTAAATTTATCCATAATATTCAAATATTTACGTGAAGCATACATTAATTTAAATACACAATTATCATAACCAACCGTTTCAACGTTAACATATCTAATTTTTTTAACATTTCTAATAAAATCGGCGACCAATTCTTCATTTTCATCGAACATAAAAGACATTATATAATGATTTCTGTAAGTTGCTCTATTTTTCCCCATAATTTCATGATTAACATAATGGTATTTTTTTTTACATTTATTACTAATTTCAATAATATTTTTCTTAATGTCAAGAAAATTATTTGACTTAATAATGTCAAAGGAAATTTCTACAAAATATCCCATCTTTACTCTTTCTAAATATATTTTTTGTAAGCAAAATTTTAATTTATTTTTTACATATTTTTACCTACACCTATGTAAATGGTTTGTAACACGTGTATTAATTTATTAATATGGGTAATTCTTTTTAAAATATAATGATAATTATATACAATAAATGACTGATTCATGGAAATCTGAAGGAGGTCAAAGAGAAAACAGGTTGGTCGATGCGACACATGATGTTACGAATCAAATAATTTCAACAGACCCGTATTTAAATGTTGATGATAAAGAAGGTATATATTTTAATAAAGAAGGTGCTCCTAGTATTTTGGGAGTCGGAACAAAAACACCATTTAGCAGATTATCTTTTGGAGATTATAATGAAAATAATATAGAAAATGATACAGAATTGTCTAATAGTTTAGTAAACAATCCGTCTATTGCATTTACTGAGACATCTGCTGGTACCAATAGTACAGGTATTTCATTTTATAGGGAATCTTCAACTGGAACGGATGCTGAAGTTAGGGGATTACGATTTGTTGTAAATAATAATGAAACTGGAACTTTAAAGGATACGGGGCTTGTCCCAGGCGTAGGTTCAATAAATGTTAAAAATGATAATACATCTATGTTAATAACAAATGATGGGCAGTATAAAAAAGTTTTTATTAATTCAAAAGAAAGTCAATTTGCGAATACAACAAGTGGTCTTGAAGTAAATGGTGATTGTAGAATAACAAATGGTTTGGTATTAAAAGGACAACAGACCCAATTAATAAGAAGTGAAGCGGGGCTTATATTTTATGATGAAAATGAAAAAACATTGAAATATAGCACTGGTACAACAGGTGATGATATTTATAATTTAATGGCGCAAAATTCTTCCGGGCAAATTTTAGGTGTTTCTGGTGAATATGCTATTAATTTTCAAGATTATTCCGCAAATGTTGGTTTAGTTCAAGATATTAGTTCTGGTGGTATACTTTTTGCTTTTAAAGATGTCGGTTTTATTATTGGAAACGGTGATATGTTTAAAACATATTCAGATGGTACACATATAAACGAATCTTTATCCGGTATTACTTTTGGAACCGGTACAGCTGGTTCTGGTGTAGGTAAACAAAATATACCCGCTCTTGCTGTGATAGGTCATAATCAACCCGGCGGAGCTTCGGCAAACGGAAATGTCATCGTTTCTCATATATCTGATGTTGAACCTATTCCAATTATTTCAAGAACAGAAACAGATATGAGCGCAAATGGTGTAATATATCTACAAAACAATGTTACTATTGGTGTTAAACAACCTATGGCTGTTATTGATGTTAGCAAAATAGATGTGCCTCTTTTACGAATGGGAAGCAACGTACACGCTTATTATAACAGTGTTATTATCGGAAAAGATATAAGCGGTTCATCGAATTCATTTTATTTTGGAAATAATATTGAAAATAAAGCTAGTTTTGATTCTTCTTTTAATTTAGTGTTTGGTGACGATATCACTATAGAAAATAGTAGTAGCGATTTTGAACAAAATCTTATATTTGGTTCTGGTATAACAGTTAGTAAAAATAACAATTTTGTGTTTGGTAGAGATTTAGAATTGCCTGAAACGAAAGATTTATCTTTTTGTGTTTTATTGGGAAAAAACGGACAAGCTGACAGAGGCGACTTAATTCGATATTTTGAAGATGGTACTTCTGTTTTCAAATTGACTCATGGTGGTAATATGGATATGTTAGGTAATATGATAATAAGAAAAGATATTAGCGCAAATGATGCTAGTTTTAATAATTTAGATGTTAAAAATATTAGAAATGCTGACTTCTTAGCTGTCACGGACATATCTTCTGGGAATGTTACTATTGAAAATAAACTTTCTGTTGGTTATGTGGATCTAAGTGGTAATTCAGAAACAAATCCAAATTTTGGTAATTCAAAAACACATCCAAATTTCGCATTAGATGTAAGTGGTGGATTAAATTTAACTGGTTATGCTGATATGGACGATTATATATTAAAAATAAATAAAACAAATTCTGTTGAATCTGGTAAAATATTAGCAGGGAAACTTGATTTATCTCATAACAATCTGATAAGAGCCTCGCTTGATGCGTCTGGTTCTATTTTAATCCTTAATAATGAAGGTGAAGAAGGATTAACTAATTTATATGGAAGAACTATATTACAAAATGACCTTTCGGGTAATACAATATTAACTGCTGATGGAAATGGTGTTTCAAATGCTACAAAAATTCACATGACTACTTTTCAAAACAATAATACACAAAATAAATTTGTGTTTGATGGAAGTGGTAATTTTGGTCTTGGTCTAGACAATCCACAATCTAAATTTCACTTATTTGATGGTGTGGGTTATGAGCCAAATCAGAGTGTAGAAGGAATACAAATGGGAAAACATAATGGAACTGGTGATTATAATTTAATTATTAATACAGATGAAGAAAAAAAGGCTATTATTGGATTTTCAGATATAAGCAATAATTCAAATAAAGCTCATATTCAATATGATAATCTAACAAATATACTGGATATTAATTCAACCAGTAATGTTCAAATAAATAGAAATAATATCATGATGGTTGAAATTAATGATACTGGGTTAACAATACCAAATGGAACGTTGGATGCGAAATTTTTAAGAATTGGTGGTTCCACTTTTGACACTGAAGCTAGTTCAGCTTGGACATCTACGAATATTAAAGACCTTTCTGGAAATAAAGAGTCTTTATTTGTCCCTTTTAACATTGGAATTAATCAAAAGGAAGTTACTGGAATGAATAATTATCAAGTTAAATTTAATCTGGATGTTAGTGGTAATGTTCGTGCAAATGATTTATTTTTTGGAAAAATGTATCTAAATATGGTTCCGAAAGTACTTACAAATAGTTCCACTACAATACAAAATAATTTATATGGCTCTGGGTCATACGAAATTGTTGAAGAAGATACAGGCAATAGTGATTCAGCTTGGAAAATGTTTGATAACGATGATGACACATATTGGTCAATTCTGGCCGCTGCCACTGTAGATACGGGTGTTTATTATAATACAATTAGTAATATTGAAACAGATACGTCTTTCGAGGGAAGATATGTTGAAATAACTTTACCAGATAGATGGTGTTTAAAAAAATATGGTTTTAAGTCGGCGTCAAATAATACGAAAATGCCCGAACAATGGAAAGTTGTCGCAAAAATAGGGTTAGACAGCGGAAATGTTGAAGATATTTCAAATAATTTATGGAGGTTAGTAGATGAAAAAGATATTTCTGATAATTGTTGGACAGACCAATCTATGAATTATTTCCCGGTAGATACTAGTAATTTTTCTAGTGATTCTTATCGTATTTTTAGATTTTATTTTATTAAAACATTTGATGGTGATATTTCGCAAAATGATATTGAGATTGGTGGTATGGAAATGTATGGTGAAACAAATAAAATAAGTGATATTAGTTCTAATTTAATTCAAACAGAAATACAAGATGTTAGTGGTGAAAAACATCTCTCTTTACAGCCATTGGGTGGAAGAGTTGGTATTGGAACAACTAGACCAGCTGAACATGTTATATTAGATATTAGTTCTACGGGTGCTATTCGATTGCCAATAGGCGATACTTCAGAAAGACCAGGCGCAGATGCTAGTGGATGTTTAAGATACAATGACGAGAAAAACCAATTTGAGGGTTATGGTGAAAATGGTTGGGCTGGATTGGGTGGGGTGATTTCAAACAATCAACTAATTACAGTTAAAGCTGACGATACCAATGGGTTAACTTTTTTAACAGATGAAGGCGGTGTTTCAACAGAAAGAATGCGACTAGATAATGGTGGAAATATTGGATTAGGAACAGATACGTCAAAAGATAGAGTTATTTTAGATATTAGCGCTAGTGGTGCGATTCGTTTACCCATGGGAACGGACTCAGACAGACCAGCCACAGTAGATGCCAGTGGTTGTTTGAGATACAACACAGAAACAAAACAGTTTGAAGGATATGGTGATGGTGGGTGGGCTGGATTGGGTGGTGTAGTGGATAAAAATTTGGATACACGCATCGCGGCAGAAGAAAATCCGAATGAAGATAAACTGCGTTTTTTCACAGGTGGTACTGAACAACTTGTTATTGATGTAAGTGGTAACATTGATGTAAACGGAGTCTTAAAGGTGAAAGGATTTATTTCTGAAAATAGAGATATTATTGAAAAAACAATTTATGGATGGGAAGGTACGGAAATATTTGCCACTGCCAAATATGGATATTTTGATATTGATCATGATGATGGTTATGGTGTAGTTTTAGGTGTAGAAGAATACATATTACCCATTAAAGCTTATCCCGGTTCAGTTTTACAATTTAATTTATTAGATATTACTGAAACAACAAAATTAGTTACAAGCACTGGATTGGACCCATCCGGATTAGTATTTGTGGATAATGATAATAATATTACAGTTGGAAATGGTAGCGGTCATACAAAGGGAACATTTATATGGCATGTTCCATTTGACGCTATTGGTAATTATAAATTACAAAATACTGGAAATAATACCGACAATTTGCCTATTATCATAGCACCATTAAATAGTGATTTAAGTTCAAATAATATTGTAGTGAATCATTTACATGGACATGAAATTAACTCTAATCAAATCATTATGGGGAAAGATAATGCCAGTAATAAGGTTATATTGGATATTAGCGCGAACGGTGCGATTCGTTTACCCATGGGAACTGACGCGGAAAGACCAGCCACAGTAGATGCCAGTGGTTGTTTAAGATACAATACCGAGACAAAACAGTTTGAAGGATATGGTGATGGTGGTTGGGCTGGATTGGGTGGTGTAGTAGATAAAGATTTAGATACACGCATCGCGGCAGAGGAAAATCCGGATGAAGACAAATTGCGTTTTTTCACAGGGGGAACTGAGCAACTCGTGATTGATTCAAATGGAAATTTAGATGTAAAAGGTGTATTAAAGGTAAAAGGTTTTATTTCCGAACATAAAGATATTATTGAAAAAACAATTTATGGTGGCTTAACAGGAACAGAACTAATTGTCTCTGCTAAATATGGGCTGTTCGATGTTGTATATGGGGATAATGAATACGATGTGAATGGTTATACATTACCCATTAAAGCTTATCCCGGAGCAGTATTACAATTTAATTTATCGGATGTTAGCGTCGCAACAAAGATTGTTACAGATGCGGGATTGGACCCATCAGGATTAGTATTCGTGGATAATAATAATACTATTACAAGTGGAAATGGTAGTGGTTATACAAGCGGAACATTTATATGGCACGTACCATTCGATGCTGTTGGTAATTATAAATTACAAAACGCTGGAAATGCTAATGAAAATCATCCTATAATAATTACACCATTAAATAGTGATATAAGTTCTAATAATGTTGTGAGTAATAATATTACTGCTGTTAATTTAAATTCAAATAATGCGACAATTACTACTCTTGGTTCAACTGATATAAATACTACAAATGTAAATGTAACATCGTCAGGATATATAATTATTGGTTCAACAAATGTTTTAAGTAAATTAAATACAAACGCAAATAGTGTTAGTATATTAGAGCCAAATTGTTTAAATAAAATAGAAAAAAAACTAATTTATGTTTATGTGAGGGCAAAAAGTGGAGAAAATCCTTATAATGGCCAAGGTTCCGGAAGTTGTTATTATTTTAAGACCGATGGCAATGAGTTTGAAAGTCCAATATTACAACTTACACCTGGTGTAACATATAGGTTTAACCAAGAAGATGCTACAAATAGTGGTCATCCTATTAAATTTTATGAAACAGTTGATAAACAAAATGAAATTTCTTCTACAAATACACCCGGTGCAAACGAAGGTATAACAGAAATAACAATAACAAATCAGATAAAACAAATAATGTACTACCAGTGTAATAATCATACATTTATGGGAAATGTTGGGTATGTTACAGCAAGTTTAAATTTAACAGATATTAGTATAGATCAATTAACGGTCAATCATATTGGAGGAAATCACATTGAAACAATAGATTTGAGCGCAAATGATATGTCGGGAAATAATGTTTACGCTAACAAAATAACTATAACTGGTGATTTAAGTGGTAACAATGCTAGACTCCATGATGTTAGTGTAAACCGTTTATGGATTGGTGATATTGAAATGATTGGTCATGTAATGGGTAACCTTTCAAATCCTGTATCTGTTGGTACTTTGGGTGGTAATTTTGTAGTTGCTGGAGATATGAGCGGTAATGATGCCAGCTTTAACGTGGTTGATACATCGCAATTAAATATATCCAATTCTTCATTGTATTTGGGTTCAGGAGCTGCGGGTGATTTAAGATATGATTCAGGTAAATTTCAGGGCCATAATGGTACAAAGTGGATAGGATTAGGTGGTGTTATTTCTGATAATGAAAAGGTTACTATTACCGCACATGACAGCAATGGTTTACAATTTTATACAGATAATGCGGGAACAAAAACAGAAAGAATGTCTATATTGAATACTGGACATGTTAAAATTGGCAGCATAACTAATGTTGAATCGGTAATAAATAGCAAAGCAGCGACAACATATGTGGATAATCAAATAGCTGGTTTAGTTGACAGCGCACCAGGAGCATTGGATACACTTAACGAATTGGCCGCGGCATTAGGAGATGATGCTAATTACGCGGCGACTGTTACAAATAGTTTAGCTTTAAAAGCGAATGCTGCAGATGTTACTACTCAAATAAATAATTTAATTGACAGCGCACCGGGAACATTGGATACACTTAACGAATTGGCCGCGGCATTAGGAGATGATGCTAATTACGCGGCGACTGTTACAAATAGTTTAGCTTTAAAAGCACCACTTGCGAGTCCTACGTTCACGGGAACAGTTAGCGCTGGAAATGTACGTTTATTTAACAACAGTACGGGAAACGCATATTTTTCAAACGCCACAAACAATACTACAAGTAATTATGCTCTTAGACAATCAGGAGACGCTTCAACTTATTTAAATGTCAGAAGTGGCGGGCAAGTTAATTTGTCTATTGGTGGGGCAACAAAAGCAGCATTAAAATCAGATGGAGATTTTTATTTCAATAACAACGTGGGCATCGGCACAGATTCGCCCGGAGATCAATTAGAAGTATTTAAAGAGGATGGTGAAGCGTCTATTAGTATAAGAAGTGATTCAGAAACCGCATCTAATAGGTCAGCAGTACTTTATTTTGGTGCGGGTTATAATTCAGGTAATAGTCGAAAAGCCGTTGGTATATTTGCTACTAATGACACGGTTCACGATTCAAGAGTTAAATTGGATTTTTGTATTAATGATGTGAACAACTACGGCGCCGCTAATATTGCCACTACGGCTGATAGTAAAATGACAATTCTTTCTAACGGCAACGTGGGCATCGGCACAAGTTCGCCTAATAGTAAATTAGAAATAGCAGGAGATATGGCAACAACTAATATGGGAACAAATGCTGCTCTACGTTTATCAGTTTTGGATGACACCTCTTATGCT